CTCTCCCCGCGCCTTGGCTAGCGCGGCGCGGGACCACATCACCCGCTCTCCCCGCGCCTTGGCTAGCGCGGCGCGGGACCACATCACCCGCTTGCCGATGTCCGGGCAGTCGATGGTACACCGATGCTGGGTCATTTCGTTGTGGAGCAGCTCCAACGTGTCGATACAGTTCTCAAGCTGTTCCGCCAGGTCCGCGTGAGCGTTGCAGGCACTGTACGTTCTGGGTTCTGTTACGGTTGTCATTTCGATTCTCCTGTCCTGTCCACATCAGCCGGACACCCGCCCTTCATCGTCGCGCCCTCCCGGGAAGGCGCGGAGGGAAGGTCGGCTAGGCGACGCGCTTCATCGGTACAACCGCCATATCGGGCAAGAAGTACCCTCGATCGACGCGCTCTTGCATTTGGGCGAGTGCGGTCACATCGTCTATCCGGCCCATAAACCCACCGGCTCCGTTGGCGCGATAGGCGCATCCGTCATCGGTTCGGTACAATTCAACCCAATGCGCCCCACGGGGCGACTCCCAACGCGCGATTCGTTTTTCTACAGGACGCGATTCGTTCATCGTCTCACTCCCTTTGATTCTCGCCGATCGAACACCGATCGGTCTACCTACAATATATCATCGGTATATTCAGAGTCAAGCGGTTATAGCAACAAAATAGAAAAAAACTGGCTGCAATAATTCCGTTTGACTTGTGGGTAGGATGTGGTAGACTACAAGCGGCGAGCCTCGATAAGAACGTACCTTACCCCAGGCTGTCGGCCCGAGGCCTCGCCAAGACCATTGGCCCGGCCTGGGCTTTGCGCGGTGAACGATGGTCAAACGACCACACAAACCCAGTTACTTCAAGCGACCCCCGGTTGTGGTATTTGACGGCCATCGTGCCGTCTCGTACGTTGTGCGGTTCTGGGGCCGGCCTACGCTGTTGCGACCGGAATCGGGTGAACGTAGACCCGAAATAGCCCGCAAACGAAGCGGGAACGACAGGTAAACGCCAGGACGTGCAGGCAGATTCGCCCTCCGGGGAGCACGTCGAAGGGTTCGACCGAACCCCGAGACCAATCGGTCGGCTTGGGTGGCTACCCTGATGTCGAGGCCACCACGTCCAAGAGCCGTGAGCCGGGAACGCTCGGAGCCGGAGGGATGGCGCCGAACGTGCCCGCGTTCTGATAAGAATGGGCGAGCCGGGCATCGGCTCTAAAGACAACAAAATATGAGAACTTGCGAAGCATGTGGGTATAGAGACAAGTATACCCCAAGAGAATCGCTGAAACGCTGCATCCGATGTCGCGCGAGCTTCACCTTGCAGGCGACAGCCGACAAGCTGCTCGGCCCCGTCACCACGACATGCGAACCGATCACCATCGCCCACGGCGCCGACGGCAAGTGCCCCTACGTCCGCCTAATGGAGTCGCAAGGCTGGACTTGCCAAAGACCATGGCCCGAGCACCGGCAGGCAACGTGCCAAGGCTTGCAGCCTGTTTGAGCGCTGATTGGACGCTGTTGAAGGGGGCGAAGGTATCTTGTTGGCATGGTGTTTGGAGGCTGTTTTGATGTGGGTAATAGTACCCACATTGGGTAATAGTACCCAATCGAGCACCAAAGGGGTTTGGTTGGCGTAGCAACAGCGTAGCGCACGTGGGCTGTGTGTATCGTAAGTGCTGTATTGACAACGTGTTATGAGAACGACCCGCTGATAATGAATCAGTTTGTTAGTATGGGACCCGTGATCAGACTCGGTTTTCGCCCAGGCCGATCCATTACGCGCGTGTACGGAGCGATCTATCCCCTCTTTCACGTTCATCATTTCCGAGGTACGCTTAACGTATGTCTGACACTTGTGCATCATCGTTGAAGATTGGCGAGTTTGAGTTTCCTGACGATCTGGTGGTGTTGGCTAGGTCTCGTGAGGACTGGTGGTCTCCTGGTCGAGCGTTCAAGAAGGCGTTCTACGGGACGTTGCTTTCGCTTCCTCGTGGATTGGGTGAGGAGCGTGTTGACAAGTGGGCTCTACGGGTTGTTCAGCGGCTTCTGAATAAAGAGGCATGGAAGATTCACGGGCTCACGGATGCGCAGGTTTACGCGCTTGTGGGGTTGACGGCTGGGATCGTGCGGATCGAGGGTGGGGTGGCACAGTTGCGGTGTTTTCGGCCTGCCGGGTCGCGTGCTCGGCGCTCTCCGGTGGATGACGTTGAGGCTGATGAATGGACCTCATTGACGCAGGAGATGTTGGCGGACAAGGATCGACCTCAGCGGGCGGCGATTGACGCGGAGATCGAGTGGGTTGGTTCGCAGTTGCGGGTGGCGGCTGATTCTATCCAGTGGGGTACCTGTCCGAGTCAGTTGGCGGGGAATCTGTTGTTGGACCTACGGGAGCCGGAGTATGCTACGTTGAGGATGAAGTTTTGGTCGTTGCTGTTGGAGAAGCGGCTGTCGCCTGGTGACGCGGTCGGGAAGCGTAAGGCGAAGTCTACGTTGGACGAGGGTGCGAAGGCGGAGGATGCGGCGGTGGACGAGGAGGCGTTGAAGCGTAGATTGGGGATGATGGATGAGTCTCGCGTCTGATGTAGCGGCCGCGGTGGGGAGCGGCGGTAAGCTGCTGATCGACCTGAACACGTACGCGGCGGAGGCGGACGCGAATGGGGTCATCAGCGTCGGGGACGATATCGCCACGGATAAGATGTGGAACCTCAACAATTTGCAGGCCGTTGAGGTCCTTGGTCACGGCTGGTACACGCTCAAGTTCCGGCCCGGGGACAACCCCGCTTACGGGATCAGTCTTGTCGGCGTACAGCACGTGCACTTCGACGGCTGGAAGATGCACATGCCGACTAACTCCACCGTTGCGATTCTTGGGGCGCGGAAGTTCATCGACGGAACAAGTTCCGGTACATCGTTGAACGACTGGTACATGGAGCGGTTCCGCTTGTCTGTTAACGCCACCAAGGCGGGCGTTTTCCTGCACGGGGTAGAGATCGACAACTGGATCGGGTGTGATTTGACCAACACGTACTCGCCGACCGGTGAGGTGAACCGCGGGTATGCCGTCTACTACGCCGACAACAACGCCCTGGGGGTTGCCGGGGCCGGTTCGGTCTGGCAGAACGCCGGGGCCGTGAGCACGGTGCAGCATCGCTTCGCGGGCGGGTCGTTTGCTCAATATGGGACCGGGACTGCGGCGTTGCCGACGGCTTGCATCGGGTTGCAGTCCAACATCCGCAATCTCATTCTTGACAACTGCGGGACAGCCCCGACGGGCGGGGCGTTGCTGCGGATCATCGACACGGGCAATTCAGACGTTTCCATACGCGACTGCAACCTGGAGGGTTCAGCGAAGGAGTATGCCGTTCTTGTGGATGCGGCGGTGGATCGTTTGATGCTTCGCGGCGGTCTGGTGCAGGCTTCGTTGGCGGGCGTTTACTGTGGGGCCTCATCCACCGGCGAGTTCATGCCCAACGCGTTGTCGGCTCCGAAGGAGATGGTGTTGGCGGATCGAACGACTTGGAACGGGTCCAAGTATTTCAGGAAAACGACGCCTTTGTTTGGAGAATGATGATGAAACGGAACGTGAGTTCCTGATGGGCGAGCCGCCTGATTCCCGCGTCGTCCACTTTTCCGGTCCCGTTTCGTGGTCTCTCATCGACAAGTCGCTTGAAGGCCGAATGCGGGTCTACTTCCCGCACCATCATCTCGTCCCCAAGGAGGCGGTCGCTCACGCCAGGTTTCGGTCCTCGGTGCTCAACACGAAAGCGCCAGGCGACCGGAGGCGGTTGTGGAAGTGGTGTGCGGAGGACCGGCTCTTCTACCTCAATTCGTTCGTCTACATCTTCCAGGCGAAGGGCGATCCCAAGCCGGTGCCATTCAACACCTACCCGTTCCAGGATGAAGCCCTGCTCATCATGCACAAGTGCATGTACGACGGGGACGCTCCGCGGACGGCTGAAAATCCCAACGGGCAAGAGGACTTTCGGGTCAAGAAGCCGCGCGACATGGGGGTGACGTGGGAATACTTCATCGGAATGGTCGAGCACGGCTGGCACTTCGAGCGAAATAGGCACTATCTGGTCGGCTCGCGCAACAAAAACGAAGTGGACCGCGGCAGTGCGGCGGAGAGCGAGGACGGCGAGCAACTGAGCGAGTGGGCCAGGTTGATGCCCAAGTTGGACTTCGTGCATCTTCATCAACCCGCCTGGATGCGTCCGCCCGGCTACCTGCCGATGCGTGAACCGTGGCGGATGAGCATGACGCTCAGAAATCCGGCCAACGGCAACGTGATCTCCGGTGAGTCCGCGAACCCTAACTTCGGGCGGTCGGGGCGGTACTTTGGGATCGGGTTCGACGAGTTCGCCGCCACCGACAAGGCCGACGACGTTCACGCGGCTTGTAGTTCGACAAGTTATGCGCATGCGTGGATCAGTACGCCGCGGGGTCCAGCGACCGAATTCGCGCTCATCGGGCGGTCGAGTTGCCAGCAGATTGACCTGCAATGGTGGATGCACCCGCTGCACAGCGAAGGGATCGAGTTGGACGGCAACGGTCGTCCGACGAGTCCGTGGTATCGGGACCAGTGTGAGCGGCTGGGCAACAACGCGGTCAAGATCGCTCAGGAATTGAATGCTGATGAGGAAGCAAGCGGCGGCGGGCCGTTTTTCTCTGCTCTGCTGATCGAAAATTGCCGAGCAAAGTGCCGCCCGCCGTTGTTCCGGGTCAAAATGGACGTGGTGACGGGGCCGGACGGACCGGTCGTGAAGCAGATCATCGACCGACTGGGCGGCGATTGGTGGTTTTGGGAGCCGCTGGCGGCGGACGGCGGGCCGCCAAAGGGTGTTTACTATCTGTTTGCCGACGTGGCGGCTGGAAGCCGCGATATGACGAGCGGCCTGGGGGCCAGTAACAGCATCCTATCCGCGATGGACGCCCGGACGGGCGTGAAGGGCTGGGAATACGCCGTGCAGGGCATTCAACCGTACGAATTCGCCGAGTTGGCGGTCGCGGCGGCCCGGTGGTTTGCCGATGAGGACGGTCGGGGTGCGTTTCTCGGCTGGGACAGCGGAGGTCCGGGCGATCAGTTCGGCGATTGCGTCACGCAGAAGCACGGCTACAAGAATTTGTACTACGATCCTGAGCCTCGACGGCGGGAAAAGAGTCGAAACGCCAAGCGACCCGGTTTCAAGAAAACGCATGGTGAGAACGGGAACGCCAGGGGGTTCTATACGGATTTCGCGCTGGCGTTGCAGTCCGGGCGCTTCCATGAGCCGAACATCCACACCATCCAGGAGATGCAGTGCTACGTGCATGACCGTAACGGGCACGCCGTTCACGCCGCCACCGAAAGTCCCAGTGATCCGACGGGTGCGCGAGACAATCACGGCGACCGGGTGGTGGCGAGCTCCGGATTGGTGCGTATGATGTTGAAGTACCCGGTAGCGGAGCGGCTGGCGGAGCGGATCGCGCCGCCGGACAGCTTTCTTGGTTTGGAGCGGACGTTGGCGGTAGAGCGGAATCGCGGTAGGCTGGTGTGCGGGAGACGATGATGTTGAAGTGCGACAAGTGTGAAGTGGAGTGTCCTACCGACGGGACGGTCGGCGTTTATATCCAAGCCCTCGTGTTTCTTTTTCAGCCTTTTTTGCAAGGCGGCCACGGTCTGTGCGATCCGTCCGGTTCGCTCATCGAGGAGCGAGACCTACAGTTGTGCGAGGGCTGTCAGCGCGACTTCGCTACGAAGATCACGGAGATCATTGCGGCGTTTCGCGTGATGCGCGGAGCGAGACGATAACGCGACGATCTTTTTTTGGGTTTGTGGCGGCTCTTGCGGCGTTTGGTCCGAAGGCGATTTACGCCCTTGCGTCCGCGAGGCCCAAGCCGCGGTTCCCACGATGGTCCAACTGGACGATGCAATATACCGACTTCGACCCTGCAGAACTGCAAAGTCGGATGCGCGCGGCCTTCAAGAAGATGGACTTGCAGCCTCCGATCTACTGCTCGCCGGAAACCTTGAAGGAACTAATACGGCGACGGGAAGAAGAGGCGCTTGATTCGTTGGAAGAAATGGCTTATGGAGCACGTGTCGGACCATGAGTTCCCCCCTCACCACGTCCGAGTTCCAGACGCTCCGCGAGTCAGCGGAGTCTAGCTACCTCAAAGACAAACCATACCGCGACAACGTGCGCGGTTTCGTGCGCGCCGCGGCGGGCAGCTTCTACGGGGCGGGCGATCCCGGCGGCAATCTGAACGAGGTCGGGGCGGTCGTTGATACCCCGTTGAACCTGGAAGCGCTGTTCGTCCGCGCCGCGATGGCGGAACTGTCGGCCCGCTCGGTTCGGGCGATGGTGCAGACGGACGTTGAGGATTGGGCGAGTTGGGCCGAGACCTACGAATTGGCGCTCAATCGCCACTCACGGCGCATGAAGTTGGGCGAGCAGATCGACCGTTGTACGATGGGCGGACTGTTCGGACTCGGCATTCTCAAGATCGGGCAGAACTTCACGATCGAGCGGCTGTCGGACGGGCAGGAGTATCTCAAGCCGGAAGTGTTCGCCAGCGCGATCGACTTCGGGCGGTTCATCCGCGACGGGCGGGCGCGCAACCTCGCCGAAGCCGACTATCTGGGCCACGATGAGGACATGCCGCTCGGAATGGCGCGGCGAAACCCGCTGTTCGACGAAGAGGCGCGGTTGCGGTTGACCGCCGACATGGCGACTCCGCAGACCGAAGATCAGGCAGGCATCCGTCTGGAATCATCGTCGGACCTATCGACTGCGTTCCGTAAGTCCGTCACGATCCGGGAGGTCTGGGTCCGTCCGCTCAATCGGATTGTCGCGTGGGCGATCGGAAAGCCCGAACTTAAACTGATGGACGTGCCGTGGGAGGGCGAACCGAACGGGCCGTTCGTGTTCTGCGGGTTCGAGTGGCTCCTAAACCATGCCCTGCCGATAAGTCCGTTCGCTCACCTGCACATGATCCATCAGGCCGGTAATGCGTTTCTTGCCAAGGCGATCGAACAGCAGCAAAAGCAGAAGAACCTGTTGGGCTACGACGGGGCCGCCGAGGAAGAGGTCAAGCGGATCGTCGAATCGGTCGAGAACCAGACCTACCTGAAAACGACCGGGCTGGTGCAGCCGACTTCGCTGATGGGGGCCGCGCAGAGTACCGTCGGGATGTTCCAGTTGATGCGCGAACTGTTCAGCTATGCGGCTGGGAACCTCGATCAGCGGAGCGGGTTAGCGACCCAATCACCCACGCTCGGCCAGGAGCAACTTCTGTCCGCCGCCGCCGACAAGCTCACCGAGTCGATGAAGTTGCGGGTAATCGACGTAACGCGGGAGATTTTCGAGAAGATCGGCTGGTACATGCTCCGCGACGATTGGAGCGAGGACGTACTGCGCAAGCCGATCGGGCGAACCGGGGCGACCATCCCGGCTGCTTGGACGCCGGACATCCGCCGCGAGCTGCGCGACGTGCAATGGGAGTTCCGTATCGACCCCTACACGCTGGGCGATATGGCCCCGCAAACGCGGTTGTCGCGGTATTTGGGCGGGTTGGACTACATTCAGGGTCGGTTCCGTCAGGACATGGCCCAGCAGGGCGTGGGGTTCGATGTGGAGGCGGTGATCCGCAACGTCCGCAAGTTGACGGGTGAGCCGATGTTCGACGAGACGTTTATTTTCAACCAGGATGCCGATAAGATGATGGCGGCGATGGGACCGCCGGACGCCTCGCGTGACTCCGGGATGCCCAAGCGCTACACTAGGGAGAGCGTGTCGAGCGGGGATCAGAAGCAGGATACGATCATGCGGATGTTCAGCGGGCAGGGACAGCAGCCGGAGGCGCTCTGATGGACGCGGTTTTAATTGCTGAGAGGCCCGGTCGAAAGACCTACGGTTACTCCAAGTCAAACGATGTTCCACGTGGAACATCGGCTAAAGGTTGCGGACGCGAGAGCCTATCCAACGGCGTCCATCCAAAGCAGATTCCCCAGGCCAAGAAACTCGATGCCGCAGTTGGCGCACCTTACACCGACTACAACCCCGAAACAGGGGACGCGATCTTCCGTGACGCCGACCACGAGCGAAATTTCTTTCAGGCCCACCAGCGGGTGAACCGCAACGCGGGCTACCGCGATCCGTGTCCGGGGGACTTTGCGGGCCGCCGCGATGAGTACCTGCACAAGCTCGACAAGGCCCGCGCGGCCGGTATGCTGCCGACCAGCAGGCCGATCCTTCCGTTCCCGGAGAATTGGTGATGGCGCTGGGATTTCTCAATACGATGGCGGGCGGGACGCGAAAGTTTGGTCCCCGACAACGGCGCATCACGCCGCCGCCATTGAACGTCAACCTGACGCCGCCCACATCGGATTGGTTCGCCAGAACGTTTCCGAACGTCGCCGCCGGGCGGGGCTTCCACCCATTCGCCCGCAACGGGGTTGACATGTTCGGGCGTCCGATCGGAGGCCCCATCACTGGACAGGGGACGTTGGCGGCGGCTCGCGTGCCCGGCAATGTCGATCCTCGCGCCGCCCTGGACAAGCCGATGCGTGGGTTGGGCGTTAGTCCGCACGGCGAGACACCCGCCCAAATGAGGATGCGGCTACTGTTGGAACAAACCGGCGGCGTGGCGGGGAACATGGGTCCGCCTGGTTCCGGACCTGAGATGTTCCGGGGGCTGGATCGCATGGGGTTTCTCGACATGCTCCGTGGCGAGAACGCGGCGGCCCCGCAACGCCGACAGGCTGAGGTTGACGCCTGGAACCGCTCGCAGATTTCCGGCGCGGGAGCGCCCCGTAGTGCCGGGATCGCGGGACAGGGGCAGTACCTGGGAACGAATTGGGGTCAACCGCAGTTTGGGCCGGTTGGCGGCGGCGGTCCCATGCCGGTCCCGACGTTCGCGGAACAGACGGCCAACGGCGCTATACCGCCCGGCTATATGAGCGCCGAAGAGGCCAAGCGGCTCGGCTTTATGACGCCCGGCGGCGGGGCGTTGCAGGCCTTCTATCCCCGAGGGATGCCCTTTGGCTGGACTCCTGGATCGCCCGTGCCGCTGCCTCAGCGCAAAAGATATTGATGGGGGGGGCTTGACATGACCAATAAAGGCGTGCAGGATTCCAGCGTGGAGCGCAACAATGAACCTATTTTGCACCTCGCCCCGACCGAGTCGGAAGCGCTGAATCTGTCGTTTGCAGAGCACCATGAAGCCCTGGATCGTTTCGTCGAGGACTGTCGAAACTGGCTTCGCAATTCGACCGCCTACCACGGATGCGAGGCGCAAGTCGTGGCGACGTGGAACGGGCGGCCTGTATTGGTCCGCCACGAAATGACCAACGCGACACTGCCGAACGGCGCGCCGTTGGTGATTTCGGTTAATTGCGAACTGCCGGTTCCGTGGATGAGCGAGAAGCCGCTCGACCACGCCGACGCTATGCGACAAGGTCTGATCGCCTGCGATCAGGCGATCGAACAGAACAAGGTGCAGTACAAGTGCCTGCGGGTGAGTTTCGCGGCCTACGCCCGGTCGATGAGCTTGACGTTGGCGAAGCCGCCGGTTAAGGAGAATGGACGGCAGACGGCGATTGCCCTGCCGTAGAAACTTGAAGGGCTGCCGGGTTTGATCTCGGCAGTTCCGGTTGAGCGTAAGCCGGTTAGCTACCGGCGAGATGCTTAATCCATCGCTGCTCGATTAAGGGGCCGCTTGGGTCAAACCTGGCGGCTCTTCTTTTTTGAGAGTAGCGAATGCCAGCACCAGACGGCGTGCTAGACGCGCCAGACAAACCAGTCGAGAACCCGTCCGAAGTTCCGATACTTGGTCCGCCCGGCGGATGCGGCGCACCGAACTCGCTGATGGACGGCTACCGCGCCGAGTCCGATGCCAAGATGGCGGCGGAGGATGCGCGCCAGCGTGACGAACACGGGCGGTTTCTGCCTGCGGACGGCAAGCCGGAGCCGGTCGCCGAGATGACGGAGCCGACCGAGCCGACGGCTGAATCTGAGCCGCCGCGATCGGTCATCAGCTTCGAGGTGGCGACTGCCGCACGGGCCGGCGGACTTCCGCAGGAGTGGATCGACAAAGCCCCGGCCGACGATCTGGTGATTCTGGCGTTGCAGGGCTTACGGGCGCGCGCGGAGTCCGGGCAACGTCAACCCGCGCCTGGATCTCAGCCGCCCATTCCGGCACTCACGAAACTTGAGCTCGCCTTCACGGACGCTCAGGGTGAAGCATTACTGGCCCCTGAATTGGCGGAGCCGCTCAAAAAGATCATGGCCCACGTGAACGCACGTGACGAAGCCTACGAAGCGAAGATCAAACGAGTCGAGGACGCCTACGGGGCGTTGGAGGGGGCCTACGGGCAACTTCGCGCCTCGACAGCGCAGCAACAGGCCCGCCAGGAAGCGACGGTCCTTGACGGGTGGAGCACCGAGAACCCCAAACTAACGGCGATCCTCGGTAACGCGACTGAAGCGCTCGCCCAGTTGGATCAAAATGGGTTCCCCACCACCGAGAAGGCGTTCCGCTGGCGGCAGTTAGCCCAGAAGGTCAACGAAATGTCCCCCGGTCTGCGTCTGGACAATCCGGCAAGTCGAGGGGCGATGACCAAAGCGGCCCAGAAGTTGTGGCCCGAAGCTTTTCAGGGCGTCCCTGAGCGGAACGGCAAAGGTTCGTTGCCGCCGGGAGCCAGTATCCGACCCGCCGCAAAGGGCGACGAGTCTCGTCCGCGCAGCGCCGAAGAGGCTGAACTGCGCCGTTTGCAAGAAGCCTTTGCGGAAGTCGGCGCGCGAGATGCGCAAGACTGGTTCGTCAAAACGGGCGGAAAACCTCTTCCCGTCTAGGAGATAAACAATGCCTGCGATTGAGTCGCATTCGGGGCTGACCGCAACTGGGTTGCCGCACTACATACGCGACAACTTTACCAGTATTGCGGCCCCCTATCAGAAGTACGTTTTTCTTCCCATGATGAAGCGCCGGATCGCCGCCGGGCTGAAAGTCGGGGAGCCGCTGGAGGTGTCGCGCGGGCGCGACATTCGCTGGAAGATCGTCACCGCTTCGGCCAACTCCTCGAAGCAAATGGACATGTACGAGGGTCTGAACCCTCAGCCCAACGAGCACGTCGTCGAAGCGGTCGCCCACCTTCGCATCAGCGAATACGACTGGGTGATGAACGAGATCGAAGAGACGATGGGCGGCGGCACGCCCGAAGAGATCATCAGCCTTCGACGGGTCCGGCGCTACGAAGCCGAGCAGGGCTTTGCCGACCACCTGGAAGCGCAAGGTGTCGGCGTGCCGAGCAGCACTAGCGACACCAAAGCGATCGAGGGCCTACGCTACTGGATTTTCGGACAGCGGGAATCCAGCAGTGGCACGGTCAGCGGGGCGTATCTGTCGAGCGGCGCTGGCGACTGGTTGAACTTCAATCTGTCGGCCTTCAGTGCCGGTCCCGGCGGCCAGAGCCGCGTCACCTACAAGCGCTGGGGAAATTGGTACCAGCAATACGGGGCGGTGGACCTGACTTCGACCGGATTGGTTCGCAAAATCCGTCACGCCATGAACATGACGGAGTTTTTCAGTCCCGTCGATTACCCGGAACTCAAGCAGGGTGCGTCCTGGCTGGGCATCTATCTGGGCGTCAACGAACTCGAACAGCTTGAGGACTTACTCTACCTGCGCAACGACGCTAACGGCAACGACCTCGCGGGCCGAGACGGCATGGGCGAGATTCGGCGGATTCGACCGCAGCGCTGGCCGTACATCGAGACGTTGTCGAACGCCCCGGTTTACGGAATCAACTGGTCGGTGTTCTGTCCGTTCTTCCTGCGGGGCTTCAACATCATGGAGCGGGTGATGCCGCAGTCGAATAACCCGCTGGTCAAAGCGTACACCAACTGGCTGGTGTGGGGCCTCAAGTGCTACCGCCCGGATCAGTGCTTCGTGCTTACCACGTAAGGAGAAACGAACATGCCTACGGGCGACACAATGCTTTATCAGGGGATCGACCCCGACACGACTCGCGGTCCATCCCCTAACCTCTGGGGGCAAATTTCGGCTTTCCAGGCGTTGAATGATCCGAACATCGGCTACGGCGTCTATGAAGATTTTGTCGTAACGCCCCCAACGCTCGCCGCCGGAGCCGAGGCGGCCTGGGGGAGGTACAAGGTCTTTGCCAGCGCCGCCGGGAGCTTCGGGGAGACCGATGAAATCGGGGGCGTCCGCAAACTGACCTCAGCCGCGACGGACAATCTCAGCGCCGCATTCGCAATGGCGAACTTCCCATTCTGGATTACCGCTGGGGCGCGGGTCGGAAAGTTGATCTTTGAGGTGCGGATCAAGACCGACACCATTGCCGACACGGTCAACAGCATCTTCGTCGGGCTCGGCGATGCTTCGACCCTTGCGGTCGGCGTACCTCTGATTGACGAAGTTGCCGCCGCCGGGCTGGAAGCTGCCGGTGACTTCGTCGGATTTCATCGGCTGGAAGTCGATGGCGACATGTTCGACACGAAGTATCAGGCCGGTGGCGTAACGCCGGTCGCAGTAAAGACTGACGCCATTACCATTGTTGCTGATGCCTGGGTCAAACTTGGAATGGTGTTCGATCCCAAAGACGACAAGCTCCGTTTTTACAAGAACGGCGTCGAATTGGTGGATACCAAGACGGTCCCCAACAACACGGGGACTGATTTTCCGGCGGACGTTCGTTTGGGATTCATCTTCGGCAACCGAACGGCGGCGGCCACGGCGATGCTGAATTCGATCGACTGGTTCAGGATTTTCCAATACTTCTAGGAGTATCGGTTTGCACGAGAACCTTAGAGGTCGTCTGATCGAATCGCTCGGTCACGACGTGCCCGATTACGTGGTGGACTACGTTGATCGGGCGAACGACCTGTATCACAAGGTGGGCTACGGAGACGCGCCGTGGCAGGTAATGCCGTTGCTGCTGCTGATGGCGGAACTGGATCATCGGAGTGGCGAGAAAACATCCTTGCCATTCGTGGCCGACGAGGACGATCCGACCATCCCGCCCGCCGGTGCACGGCGCGGCGGATTGGACATGCGGACGCGAGAAGGTCGGGCGATGAAACTGGTGGGGGCGACGTAGGATGTCGGACAACCTTTCGATCAGTACGGCGGGCGGAACGAAGTCGGTTGAGACGAAGGAAACCTCCACCGACGTTCACCTGCAACGGGCGCTGGCGACGTTCCTGAGCGCAGCCGCCGCGCGCATCGACGCGACGCTGCCGAGTACGACGTTGCTTGGACCGTTGCCGACCGTCGCGTACCAGGCGACGGATTTCGTGATGCTGGCCGGACTCGGTCTGACGCCCAAGTTCGCCGTCATCAATCTCACCGCGACCGGGACACTGGTTGCAGCGGTGGCGAGCAAGAAGATTCGCGTACTGGCCTTGCTGATGACGGTCGATTTTACGACCGGCGATGAGACCTACACGTTCAAGTCCGGCGCGGCAGGAACGGCACTGACGGGCGCGTTCGGCAGCCCGGCTTCTCCGGCCAATCGCCCTGTGATTCCGATGCCGTTCAATCCTCTCGGTTGGTTCGAGACGACTTCCGGCGTGCTGCTAGAGTTGTCGTTGGCCGGAACTACGCCCATTGCTCAGGGATGTCTGGTGTACGTCGAAGTGTAGCAATGAATGCTCACCATCCTGTTTAATCTACCCAGTCAGCCGCCCGCGTCGCTCGTGGGCTACCCGGACTTTCGTCTGGAACTCGCCTTTGCGATGGGCTGGGGAGTCGATACGAGCCAGTGGGCCACGGCGGAGTTCGCGGAACTGTACCGCCGGATCAACGAAGCGAATCGCTGGGTGCAATTACCGGGTCTGATTCCAGGCGAAGTTGTATCGCATGTGTGGAGTCACATGCGGGTCTTGACCACGTTGGCGACGGTGGCGGCCCAGCAAGCCTACGATCTGCCGTCCGACTTCGGTTCCATGCACGGACGGCTGACGTTCAGCGCAGCCACGAGTTACCCGCCGATCCTGTTCACGGGAGCGGCACAGATCGAGGAGTGGAATGCCTACGGAAGCACGCTCAAGGGTCGGCCCACACACTACGCTACCCGCTGGCAGCGACAGACGGCTGGCCTGAATCAGCGGCAGCAACTCATCTTCTGGCCAACGCCGGACGCCGCTTACACGATCCAGTACCGCTACGACATCAACCCGCCCGCAGTCAGCGAGTCGAATCCCTATGTGCTGGGCGGCGTCAGGATGGCGCAGCTCATGTTGGACGCTTGCCGAGCGATCGGCGAGTCAGTGCGACACAAAGCGCGGGGCGCGGCGTGGGCGGCGTTCATGGAGCGATTGCAGGCCGCGATCCAACTGGACAAGCGGACACTGACACCCCCGACCGTGGGGGTGGTGCGGTCGGGAATGCGGCGCGGTTGGACGGACGACTCGCCGCTCGGCGGCTTTCCGACGTTCCAGGTGACGTACTGACGGGAGTTTGCTGATGGGTCTCTACGCCGCTGATGCAATCAAGTTCCTGCCGTTGGCATTAACGGCCAACGCGGACGTCTTAGCCTTGGTGGCGGACAAAAAGATTCGCGTGCTGGCGCTATTCGGTGTGTTCACCGCCGGGGCGGGGACGTTGAAGTTCCAAACCGGCGGGGCGACTGATTTGACGGGCGCGATGTCGGGCGTGGCCGAAAAGTCTCTGGTGATGCCGTTCAATGAATACGGTTGGTTTGAAACAGCGGTGGGCGCGAAACTGAACGCGGTAATTGCGACGACGGCGTTTAACGGCGGACTGGTCTACGTACTGGTCTAAGGAGTTTAACGATGGCAGGCGGACATGATTGGATCGAGGCGGGCGGAGCCGTTAATCGGTCAGTTCCCGTGGGGACCAATTTTGATTTAGGCAACCTCGACTTGACGGTTGAGACCCTCACGGCGACGGACATTGACATACCATTTGCCGCCGGAGATTCCTCCAGAGTGGGCGGCGTCAGAATGGGCGACATTACCGGCCTCTCGGTTGCCGGCGGATCAGATCTCTTGGTCGAGGACATCAGGGCGCAGGCTTCGATCAAATCTGAAAGTCCCACCGGCGGGGTCGGTTATATGGCTGGCGCAGGCGGTACGGTCACGCAGGCTACCAGTAAGGCCACGGGTGCAACGCTCAGTAAAGTATGTGGTGCGATCACCACGGCTGGCGATGCCCTCGCGGCGGCTGCGATCGTCAGCTTCGTGCTGACGAATACGGCGATTGCAGTGACGGACGTTCTGGTCTTGAATCACATTTCCGGCGGAACGGTAGGGTCGTACACGCTGAATGCACAATGTGCAGCCGGATCAGCCACGATCAACATTCGCAACAACACCGCCGGTTCACTATCTGAGGCTCTGGTGATTCAGTTTGCGGTCATCAAGGCAGTCAACGTATAAGGAGTTCGCTATGCCCGCGAAAACAGCGAAACAGAAACGCACCATGCAGGCGATCGCCCACGGTTGGAAGCCCAAGAAGGGCCCGCTCCGCAAGATTGGTTCCACGACCGCCAAGAAGATTCTCGGCAAGCATTGAGGGATGACCGGGTGTGCCTGGCACGATCGACATTCAACCTCCCCTGGGCGGCGTCAACAGCCGCTACGGGTTCCAGGCTCAGCCGCCATATACGACTCCGCGCGCCCTGAACGTCTGGCCCCGCGACCTTCTGGAAGGCCGGATGCGCGGGGGTTCTCGCCCCGGACTCGCCAAGGCGTTCCCTGCCGGTGTAACCGGCCCCGTTCACCTACTCGCCAACGTGCGGGTCATCGAAGGCACGGCGGCTAGTACGCAGACTCAGTTCCTGCGAGATTTCAACACGCCGTCATTCGGCAGCGAGTTCACGGATGCTTCATGGAAATCAGGTTCCGGCAACTCCCAAATGCAGTTGCTGGACGGTTATGCTTTCGTGACCGCCAGTATCGTACCTGAGATCGCTCTTCCGGACGGCGGGAAAGTTCTCGTAGACCTTCAACAAAGCACGTCGCTTGTTTACACGCTCACAGTCAGCATACTTCCCGATTGGTCGCCCGATGTCAATTTAGGTAGTCCTACCGGCGTCTACTCTTTGTTTGCCAGGATGGATAATACGTCGCCGCTCGTGACGTTGAACGGCGTGTTGGTGGAGGCCGACTTCAGTTCCAGTCCGCCCCTTCTGCGCATGACGTCTTACAACGGCGGAGTGGCGACTGTTTATACTGCAATATCCGGCAATTCGTTCTCCGGCGCTGTTTCTCTGGTCTTAGACGTTACCGGAGACGTATGCCAGGCATCCTCTAACGGGGCGACAATCACACGGACGTTGGTTAATGCCGCCTTCGGGCGGCGCGCTGGATTCGGTATTGCGGTGACGCAAAGACCCAGCCAGAACAGACGGTATCGACTGGATTACTTTCGCGTGGATTACACCGGGTCGGCCCCGTCCGCCGATCGCAACGTCATCGTGGCGGCAGGGGGTACGAACGCGGGGGCATCTACGACCGTTGATCTGCGTTTTGAGGACAACCCCAACGCGCTCGTGACGCCGACGACGCACGCTATTCCGAACGCTGCGGCCCGCCAACTTCAAGCCGTCGAACTGCTGGGCAAGCTCTATGTCGTCGGCGAGGATGCGAGTTGGTCATTCAATCCCTCCGGGGCGGGCATATTGTCGGGGTTGTCGATTACCGATGTATCGACCGGGTGTATCGCCATTGCCGCGTGGCGAACGCGGCTTTGCGTCGTGCCGCGTGCCGACCAGCAGAACATCTACATGTCGAAGGCGGGGAGCGATCCTCCAACATGGGTTTATGCGGCGCTGCCCGTTGGTTCGGCCATCAAACTAAACACCAGCGGCATCGACACAGGAGCGCTGGCCGAACCGATCAACGCCCTCATTGCGCACTCGAACGATTACCTGTTGGTCGGTCTGCTCAATTCTCTGCACCTGCTGCGCGGCGATCCGACCTACGGGGGTCAACTTGACCGTCTGTCCTCGAGCATCGGCATTGTCGCCCCGCAAGCGTGGGCACGGGGGCCTAACGGCGAGACCGTGATCCTCTCCCAGGACGGCCTCTACGGAATCCCGGCGGAGATCGGATTTCCCCAGAGCGTCAGCCGCGAAGTCCTGCCCCAGGAACTCCGCGACGTGGACGTGAAACAAAACCGCATCCTGATGGCGTACGACGTGCGGAACCGGGGCGTGTTCATCGGAATTACCCCGATCATCGGCAGCGGCGGAAAATACTTTTGGTTGGACTGGGAAGGCCGCGGCTTCTGGCCGATGGAGTTTAACCCGTCGCACGAAACCACCGCCCTCTGCTACCGCAACGCCGATGCCTCAACCGATCAGCGGATTCTTCTCGGCTGTCGGGACGGCCACATTCGGACGTTCAACGATGCGGCCTTCAACGACGACGGGGTGCCATTCAAGACGGAACTCCTGTTGGGTCCGATCGCCCTCGGCGGGACGGGCTATGATGAAGGCATGGTCGTGGAGATCATCGGCGAGTTGGGCGATGGCAGCGCGACCATCCAGGGCGAACTGTGGGTTGGTCGTTCGGCGGAGAATGCCTACAAAAACCCCCGCAAGTTCGCGTTCCCGTTGCGCGCCGGCAAGAACCGCACCTACAATCCGCAACTGAGCGGCAACGCCTGCTTTGTCATGCTGCGGGGCGATTCGCCGTGGGCGACCGAGAAGTTGTGCATGGTGCGGGAACGACTGGGGAAGCAGTTGTTATGACGATGGTTGCAACTGAGATTGAACGTGCGGATCAGTTCGTTCTTGCAAAGCAAGAGGCGGCGAACGCTCAACTGCGAGTCATTGCCGACGAAACGGGATTAGACCTTGACTCGTTGACGACGGAATACCACAAGGTTGACCTGATAGAGTTGGCGATGACGGAAGTTCTGGACTTGATCGAATGGTTTCCGATGCATCACTTCTCAAAAGGCATGTATGCGAGAGAGCAGGCGATTCCCGCTGGCTATCTGATTACCGGCGTGGCCCATAGAACGGAGCACATGAGCATTATTTCCAAGGGTGTCATGGACGTGTGGACCCCATTCGAGGGAATGCACCGAGTCACGGCCCCGTTTCGATTCACCGCTCAGCCCGGAACAAGGCGCGTGGCCCTCGTCTATGAGGACCTTGTATGGACATGTTTCCATCCCACGGACGAAACCGACTTGGAACATCTCCATAGGGATTTGTATTTCGACTATACGAATCCCTTGTTGACCGGCAAAGGAGAATCAAAATGGCTGGCATAACGATGGGCGGTCTACTGCTGGCAAGCACCGCCAGCACTGCAATCGGTGTTGGCAGCAACGCAATTATGGCCAACAATTCCGGGCAGTCCGGCCCCTCCGGTCCTCAGCCGTGGCAACAGTGGGCCAGTATCGTGATGGGCCTCCTCAACTCTGCCCAGCAGGCGAAGTCGTGGAAGGAGTACGAAACCAAGACCGACCAACTGATCGCCGAGATGGTCCGGGTATCCCAGGAACGGGCCTCTCAGGGGCTTGCCACCTATGACGCCGGGACCGAGGACCTGGAAGGCCAACTGCGCGATCTGCGCGATCGCGTCATGGCGTCCACCGGAAAGTTCCCCGGCCAACTTGAGCAGTCTCGCAAGGGCTTTCTGGCGGACGTGAGTGGTCGCGGTCGAACGAGCGCCACCGGGTTCGGGGCCGGTATGACCGACCTGCTCGGTCGGATGCGCAGCGAGGGCAACGACCTGGACGCCGAATACCTGGGTTACGAAAACAAGGCTCTCGGTGAACTGGCCGGTGCGAGCACGCAAGCGGAGGCGGACATCAATCGGGCGTTCGACGAGAACGCCGGGATCGTCGGTCAGGACTTGCTCAGTCGCGGCTTGGCCTCGAGTACCGAAGCGGCGAAGGAGTACGGGGGCAACACGGAACGCCGATCGGCGGAACTGCGGCGGCTCAACGAGAGTCTGGCCCGTGAGCGGATCGGGGTGCTCGAAACTTTCGGCGGGGCGCGCCTGGGGGCGAAAGAACGTGGCAGCGAGCGCCGCGCTGGCTATCAGTACGGCGCTGCCGGTCAGGCATTTACCGCCGATCAGAACCTCAACACCAGCTTGGCGGCCTACGATGCCGCGATGCGGGGCGACATTCAGCGGGCGCGGGAGCTGTTGGTCAGTCAGGATCAGACGACCAGCGGCAATCTCATCAACTGGCTGGGTTCGGACGCGACGAATCGCACGAACCTCTACATGCAGGGCAGCGGGGACGTGCTCAGCACGCTCGGGGGCATCAACTACGTTCCCGGTCCCGGCAATGCCCTGAACTTCCAGCTTGGCCAGAACTTCGCCCCCTACCCGCAGTCGGCGAGTGCGTGGCCCAGCATGGTCGCGGGTGCCGCGCCGGGAATGGGGAACGCCTTGGGTTACGCGGCCTACGCCGCGATGAACCGCCCGCCGGCGCAACCGTTCCAGTACGTACCGCCTAATTACACTTCACCGTCGAACGCCGGTCAGGGATGGCCGCTGGGATACGTGCTCAACGATCCGTACGGTAACCAGTTGCAGTATCCGGGCG